TCAGCTGGCGTGATGCAGCACCACAAATTTTTCCCACAGCCGTTCGCGGCTTTCGATACGGTCCGGGTCGGTCACAACGGTGTTGTCGATCGGGCAGACCTGCTGGCAGGTTGGGGTATCGTAATGCCCTATGCACTCGGTACAGCGATCGGCATCAATCTGGTAAATCGCATCGCCCATGGAGATGGCCTGATTAGGGCATTCAGGCTCGCACATGTCGCAGTTAATACAGTGCCGGGTAATTAGCAAAGCCATATAACGTTCATTTCCATAACCCGTTTCACGGGCAATCGTTTGACTGACGGCAATAATTTACCATATTGCCAGCTCGGCAGGCGAGTGCTGACTGACCCGACCCTGACTAAGGTCAGGTAATCAGGGATACCAGAGCGATGATTTTGCAATACCCGCCACGTACTGCATTTTTGTCACATCCTGCACGGCAATACGAATGGGGGCATGATCTTCATTCACCGGTAAAAGGTGGAAAAAACCATCTCGTTTGAACAGAAACGTTTTGACCATCACTTCGCCATTATTCGTCACTACCAGCACCTCGTCACCGGGATGAAAATTCTGGTTAGGTTCGACGATAACAAACTCACCCTCCTTAATACGCGGCATCATTGAATCACCCACGCACTTAAGCGCGTAAACGTCATGATCGCTGGAGGGCCAGCGTAGAAAACCATCTCCGTTCCCGACCGGATACTGCATATCGCTCCAGTAGCCGCCATGTCCCAGCTGAGTATTCCCCAGTACCGGCACTTTTTGCAGCGCAAATGAGTGAAGGTCGCCTTCAATCTGAATCAGGTTACTGCTTTGTACCGATCTCAGGTCGCGTTCGATAAGATCAACGGGGGATACCTGAAAGTAATCTGCCAGGTATTTCAGCGTCGTATACTTGGGATCCTTGACCTCACCGGTCAGCAACCGATGCAGCGTTGACTGCTGTAAATTTACTCTTTTTGACAGCTCAGTTACGCTTATAATCCCGCTTTCATCCATTAAGTGTTTGATATTTCGGTTAAGAATATCGAGATCAAAAATCATCGTGTTATCTCTCGTTAAATTTTCCTGTTGGGTAATGCATTTTTGCATTAAAATTGCTTTTCTAATCGTTTGTGGGTTGATGACTAATGCATTTTAGTATAGATTGCCAACATTGTCACCATCGATAAGCCGGATTAAAGCATGTCTGGCGAGCCTGCGGTCAGTTCGGGCGTACGTTCGGACCCTTAGGGGCAACGCGTCGTAACAGAACAGATGTCAGGAAGGTGGAGGGCAGAAGGCAGGGGAAATATCACCCGGGACAGGATTACGTAAGAGGGGGGTTATATGCGAGATATACAAAAGGTACTGGAAAGATGGGGTGGATGGGCTGCGGCAGAGGGCACACAGCTGGACTGGTCACCTGTAGCGGCAGGTTTTAAAAGCCTGTTACCGACAGAGAGTAAGTCCCGTCTGTCCTGCTGTGATAATGACGGGATGATTATTGACTCCGCCATTGCCACATTAAAAAGGGTGGGGCGCGATGAAGAGGTTGATCTGGTTGTTCTACACTATATGTATAATGTGTCGAAATCGGGTATTGCCCGTAAGCTGAAATGTTCTGAAGGGAAAATCCGTAACCAGTTGATGATAGCCGAGACGTTTATTGATGCCTGCATTATTATGACGGACGCGAAACTCGAAATGGACGCATGGGTTTAAAATTTTCAATAATAAGTCTTTTCGTAACGAATTATCCCTGATAATCTGATAAAAATTGAAATTAACTGATTAAATCTGAGCGATTTCACTGGATGAACCACAGTTATTTCCTTTAGCCCTTAAGGGGTTTAGTTTGTAATGAAATCCTGTTCTTTGAGCCCACGGGTTGTGGGAGTGTTTTACGGGCGATGATTTATTAATATTTGAAAAAAATCATACTAAGTGCTTTTCGTAACGAAATTAACGAGGTACTGTATTAGCATGCAAGTAAAGATGCTGTCGCTGTAAAAAAACCTGCCTTCATGGCAGGTTTTTTTATGGGTAAAACAAAATGTTATTTGATTCGTTATGTAATCAACTGCGTATTTTTTTTTGGTTGAGAAATAAAAAATAAAAGCTTTTCGTAACGAAATTCATCCTCTACTATAGCATCATGAAATAAATAAGCCGGTGATGATTGGTTGGGTTATTAAGTGAGTTCCATGCGGATAGCATGTGCTGTATATAAATGATGTTTATGATGTGCATCTAATTAAATTCAAAAAAATCCCAGTAAAGCTTTTCGTAACGAATTCTACACTGTAGTGTGAAAGCATACAGATTGAATAAGAACAGATGCGACTGGCGGATTTCCCGGTGCAAGAGACATTGCTGTAAGGCGTGTTACTTCACCCTCGATTAATAACTCCTTTTATCAATATTTATTTAATAACAGGAGGGTAATTGCTTTGATAACACTACTCAGCAATCTGACTCGTTAAGTCAGGTGTCAATATCCCTCCAACGGAAAGGAATATACGGGTTAGATTGCCTCAATAATTCATCAAGGCGGATAATTCCGCCGATGAGGATGAGCGACAATACGATGAACAATTTAACGTCTGGCGCCGCCTATGGTGCAGCGATAGGGACAATGGCGAATGGATTCCTTAATTGCTTCAGCCCGGATGAATGGAGCGCAATCGGCGTGCTGGCAGGCATATTAGTAGCACTTTTTACCTTCGTTATTAACTGGTATTACCGGCGAAAAATGACGATAGCTCAAATAAAAGCGCTGCAAAGATGCACTCATGTCTTAACGGAGATCGACGAGTAAATTTATGGCGTTATCACCTAAATTGAAAAAAAGGCTTATCGCCGCGGCTGGCAGCGGGGCCTTTATTATCGCCACGCATCTTTTGCAGGGTGAGGAGGGTCTTGAAGGGCGGGTATATCGCCCCTACCGCGATGTTGCCGGGATCTGGACGGTATGCGATGGTCACACCGGCAGTGGCATCGTTCCAGGTAAAATTTATACAGACCAGCAGTGCGATAGCCTGCTCAGGGACGATCTTAAGCCCATTGAGCAGGCGGTGGACGGTCTGGTAAAGGTGCCGCTTAACGAATATCAGCGCGCAGCACTGTATAGTTTTACCTTCAATGTGGGTATTACGGCCTTCCGGCAATCGACTCTGCTCAGGGAACTAAATGCAGGTCACTATCAAGACGCCTGCGATCAAATGCGGCGCTGGGTCTATGCTGGCGGGAAAAAATGGCGAGGGCTGATCAATCGTCGTGAAACCGAGCGCTCTGTATGTTTACTGGAAGATGGAAATGAACTGGCTGAGCGTTAAGTTAGGAATAATGATGGCGGGTTTACTGGTTGTTTTTATTCTGGCAAAAACCGCAATATTTTATCGAAGCGAATATCATCATGCGCTTAAACGCGTGGATGAAAAACAAACGCTTATTAAGGATATGCAGCAGCGTGAAAAGAAAGTTAGTCAGATCGATAAGGAGTATTCTAACAAGCTGCAACAGGCTCTGGAAAATGTCAGTCAGCTTGAGCATTCTCTCTCTGCTGGCCGCAGGTTGCAGTTCGCCGCCACCTGCAATCGCAGTAATTCCACCCCCGGCGTGGATGATGCAACCCGCGCCAGACCTGATAACACCGCTGAACGGGATTATTTCACTCTCCGGCGAAGAATCGAAATCGCCAGAGCGCAAATAAGCGGGCTCCAGGCTTATATCCGTTCGCAGTGCCTGAATGAACATTAAATAGCTGCGCTTAATACCGCATGTAGCACCTTTAGGCAGATCGATTGCGTTAACTGATGCGTAAAAGCGACCATTTTTTAACTAAAATGGCGGCCCTTTCTGCGCAAAATTAAGAACTGATAAATCATGATGGAGGTGAATTGAGTAATAACTCAACGACTGAATCAGGGTGGCTGACGCCCCTGAATAGTGAGGCTGTTTACGATGATGCATTGGTTGAACAATTGCAGCAATGGGTAAGCGGTATTACCGGCTTGCCAGCGGCCAGCGTTATTGCTGCCGGGCCAGTAAAGACATCCTCTGCATTTACGGCTGAAGAAAATGGCTGCGCCATCGCGGTGAGTACTCTTTCTTCCACGGGTGCGCCGGTAATACAAAATCAACAGGAGGGGAATGCTGAATTATGGCGCTTTGAGCTTATTGAATGCGATATCACCTTTTATGGTCCTGAAGGGCAGCGTTATGCCACTCGATTACGGGATGGCTTAACAATATCGCAAAATATCGATGAGCTTGATCGCTTTGATATCAGTGCAGAGAACTGTGGCGATATAACGTCGTCTTTTGAAACTACGGACAATATCTCGCGGCGGATTAATCAGCTACGGGTGCGTCTGAATCGTAAAACTGTCCGTTTATACGGCATTAAATCACTGGTGGAAACACCTTTTAATCTGATTGGAGAATAAAGTATGTCACAAGGATTACCTTTATCCAGCATTGTGAACGTTGACGTTATTATGTCGCCTGCCGCGGCAACGGGCCGCAACTTTGGCTCTATGCTGATTTTGGGCAGTTCAACGGTTATCCCCGTTTCCGAACGCCTGCGCCTCTATTCCTCTGCGGAAGATATCGGCACGGACTTTGGGATTGCTTCTGCTGAGTATCAGGCAGCCTCAGTCTATTTTGCTCAGTCGCCGAAACCTCAGCAGCTCTATATTGGCCGCTGGGCGAAAACGCTGGCGACCGGCGAAGCGGGCGAGGCTGAAACCCTCCCTCAGGCGGTGAACGCACTGCTGCAGTATACCGAATGGTATGGTCTGGCGATNACGGGGCCGCTGGGCGAAAACGCTGGCGACCGGCGAAGCGGGCGAGGCTGAAACCCTCCCTCAGGCGGTGAACGCACTGCTGCAGTATACCGAATGGTATGGTCTGGCGATTGCCGCCTCCGGCGATGATGCCGTAACCGATAGCGACCTGCTGGCCGTTGCCGCCGCCATTGAGTCATCCAGCCAGAGCCGGGTCTTTGCCGTCACCACTGATAATGCAGAAACGCTTGATGCGACCTCACAGAGCGATCTGGCGGCGAAGCTGAAAGTGGCGGGCTATGGCCGCACCTTCGTTCAGTACTCCACCAGCAGCCAGTATGCCGCTATCTCGGCGTTCGCCAGGGCGTTCACCGTCAACTTTAGCGGCAGCAACACTACGCTGACCCTTAAGTTCAAAACCGAGCCGGGCGTGGGCTACGAAAAACTGACCAGCAATCAGGCGGCGGCGCTGACGGCGAAACATGCCAACGTCTACGTTCTCTATGCCAATGATACCGCCATTTTGCAGCAGGGCGTCATGGCGAACGGCGACTTCTTTGATGAGCGCCACGGGCTGGACTGGTTGCAGAACTCGGTGCAAACCAACCTTTTCAACCTGCTTTACACCTCAACCAGCAAGATCCCACAGACCGAAGCGGGGATCACCCGACTGATGACTAACGTCGAAGCCTCCATGGCACAGGCGGCAACCAACGGTCTGGTCGCGCCGGGTGTCTGGAGCGGTGGCGACATCGGCCAGCTCAGCTCGGGCGATACGCTGACCAAAGGGTATTACGTTTATGCCCAGCCTCTGGCATCCCAGGCGCAGGCCGATCGGGAAGCCCGTAAAGCGCCGCTGATTCAGGTGGCATGCAAACTGGCGGGTGCTGTGCACTACGCCGACGTTCAAATTAATGTAGTTCGCTAAGGAGATATCACAATGGCAGCATATTCTTTTATGGATGTAACGGCGTCTTTTGTCGGTCCAGGCGTAGTCTTCGACGTGGGCAGCGGTTCTGCTCACTCAGACGAGGGTATTACCGTCGCCATGGCGGGTAATAAAAACACCATGACCCTGGGTATTGATGGCGAAGGGATGAACTCCCTGCTGCCCGGTAAAAGCGGCACCATCACCATCAACCTGCTCCAGACGTCACCGGTCAATAAAAAACTGTCTCTTGCCTACAATGCGCAGAGTGAGTCCTCTGCCACCTGGGGGAATAACGTTATTGTCATTCGCAATAACGCCTCAGGCGACGTGATTACCGCGCGCGGCGTGGCGTTCAACAAACTTCCCGATATGAAATTCACCAAAGAGGGCGGCACGCTGAGCTGGGTATTTGACTGCATCAAGATTGATCAGGTGATGGGAGTGTATTGATTTATGGAATTCGATATTAAAGATATTCCGTACCGTACAGCCCGGCTGGGCGTATTTGAACAGCTGAAAGTCTCCCGTAAATTACTCCCGGTTCTGGCCGGGATAGCCTCGGACATTGACGGCATCAAAAGCGTTGCGGCCAGGGGTAATCTTAGCCAGGCGCTGGAAACGGCGCTGCCTAAGATCGCTAATGCGCTCTCTGATATGAGCGACGACGACGTTAACGCCATTCTGCATCCCTGCCTGGCGGTCGTTTCCCGCCAGCAGGGTAAAGGATGGGTGCCGGTGTTTACCCAGGGCACGCTGATGTTCGACGACCTGGATCTTATGACGATGCTGAAGCTGGTTGCGCGCGTGGTGGAGGAGTCGCTGGGAAATTTTTTGCCAGAACGCCCCGCCAGCGAGACTGCGCCGTCGTAAGTGGCTTAACGCTGGAAACCCTTCCAGACGATGAAGATTTTCTGATGCGCCCGGTGGAAGCCGGGTATATCAGCTACGCCGCCCTCAAGGATGGCACGGTCGACCTGGCGGACATTGCCCGCATGAACGACTGGCTGGATCTGAAGGCGGATAACGAAAACCGCATTATTCGATGGAAACAGGCTAATGAGTGATGAAGGCGTAGCGGGCTTACCGGCTGTGCTGGAAGAATATCAGCGGAAAGAAAGCAGCGGGGCGGGGGCCTTCGCGACGAAGGCACTTGATCAACTACTGGCCGGGCTTAACAAGCTTGAGGAGAGCAAGGCGTTAAATCAGGTCGTGTCCTTTATGGACCATGCGACAGCGATATTACCGCAGTTCGGCGCGGCATTGGGGACGATTAGCGACGTGGTGGCCCGTACCACCGGGCATATCGCCACGGCCGTAAACTATGTCATTCAGGTTTCCGGGCGTTTTGAGCAACTGGGCTGGCGTGCGCAACAGGCCGGTATGAGCGCCGCCGATACCCAGGGGCTTGACTACGCCGGTGCGCAAACCGGCGTGGGGGGCGATGCCCTGCTTAAGGCCGTTACGGCGCTTGCCGATCGGGTGAAAAGTTCGCCCGAGTCGGAGGCGCTGCTTAACCGGCTCGGCGTTACCACGCGGGATGATAAGGGCCAGCTCAGTTCGGCAGGCCAGATTTTTAACGGCGCCAGCAGTAAGCTGGCGGCCCTTCCACAGGCGCAGGCGGCGGACTTTGCCAGCAGGCTGAATATCAATCCGCAGATCGCTACGGCCATGCGCCAGGGGCTGGGGGAGTTTAGCGCGGAATATGCCCGCATCGTGGACACTCTCGGCGTCAATATGAGCCAGGTGACCGCCAGCGGTCATCATATGATGACGGCCCAGCGGCGCATCAGTCAGGTCGGCGACCTGGTTCAGGCTAAAAGCGGCAGTCGGCTGATGGACGGCCTGGCAGACTCCTTTGACCGCTTAAGCGGCAGGCTGCTGGAGAATGCGCCTGATATTGAGCGCACGCTGGGTAAGGTGGTGGATATCCTGCTCAGCGTGGCGGAAGTGGGGGAGCGCGTTGTCGTGCGGCTGGTTCAGGGCGCAAACGATCTGACGGGCTGGTGGGACGGACTGGATAACGGCACAAAGCAGCTGATAACCATTTTGGGTGAAGTGACGGTTGCCTGGATGCTGTTAAACAGCGCATTTCTGCTCTCACCGATCGGCATCATCGCCGGGCTGGGCGTGGCGATCCTCGCGTTATACGACGACTACAAAACCTGGCAGGAAGGAGGCAAGTCCCTTATCGACTGGGATACGTGGGCGCCTGGTATTGCTGCCGCGAAAACGGCGATTGGCTGGCTGGTAGATAAGTTCAATAAGCTGAATCAGGGCACCCTTGACTGGAAAGAGGGGCTGCAAACCCTGTCGGACTTCCTGACGGGGAACTGGTCGCCCGATATGATCGCGGCCGTGGAAAAGGTAAAGGCCTTTCTTAACCGCTTCTTTACGGAGATGGGCAAAGAGCTGGCCGAAGGGCCATTTGTATCTTTTCTGCATAAGGTGCATTTTTTCTCTGATAAGGACATTGAGGATATGAAGCATTCCTTTACCGGGCTCTTTTCACCGGATGGAACTGACGAAAAGAGCCCAAAGAGCGGAGTGCAAAGTGCCTTATCCGGGCCGGCGAAGGCCCTGAATGCTCAGCTGCTGATGCTGCATGCGGCCAGTATTCAGGCTACGGACGGACGACAGGCCTCAGTCAGTGAGGTGAACAGCGTTAACCAGGATAAGGTGGTGAATCTCCAGCAGGAGACGCATATCAACGTCAGCGGTTCGGCCGATCCCGTTGCCACCGCCTGGCAGGTTAAGCAGCATCAGCACGATGTTAACGCTTATTTCGTTGAGCAAGCTTCTGCGAGGCCAACATAATGGATCTTTTCTCAACACTTTTTACCCTACAGCGTCGGCAGATTGGCGTGCTGATCCCGGATGTGGTGACCGCTGAAACCCATACCGATACGTTAACGACCGCCAGCCACCCGGTTGAGCGGGGAGCAAAAATCTACGACCATGCCTGGCAAAATCCCGCCCAGCTGGATATGACGATTGGGTGCGCGGGCGGCGGCTCGCTGCTGGACTTATGGGATACCCGTTCGCTCGCGTCCGGCCTGAGTCTGGGGCAGAGCCCGAAAGAGGTGTATCAAAAATTACGCGATGCGCAGCAAAATCGGGAGCTGCTGGACGTGGTGACCGGCAAGCGCTTATATCGCAATATGCTGATCACCTCGATAACCGTGTCGGGCAGCAGGGACAATGAAAATGCATTGATTGCCACTTTAAAGCTGACTGAAGTGCTGGTCAGCGAAACGCAGCTGAGCTACAGCGCCGGGAAAGACAATATGCAGCAGGGCGTGGCCACCGCCGAGGTGCATAACAGCGGTAAGAAAGTCACCCGGCCATGGAGCGGCACGTCGGCTATAAGGGGGGCAGCGTGAATATCAATGAAATTCCGTTATCTGCGGATAATCAGCGATTCGATATCTCCATCAACAATATCAGTTATCGCATCGGCCTGCTGTGGCGCGATCCCTGCTGGATTCTGGATCTTCAGGATATTAACGGCAGCGATATTATCACCGGTCTGCCGCTGGTGGCTGATGTTAACCTGCTGGAGCAGCACGGCTATCTCAACCTGGATTTCGGGCTGGCGGTTTTCTGTGACGATCCCACGGCAGGATCGCCCGGGCAGTTTGATCTCGGTACTAAGAGTCATCTTTGCGTCCTGACGGAGTCACTATGAGCGTCAACTGGAACCGCTATCTTGAGCTGGTCCTGACGGATAAGGACCAGCAAAATTACGTCTTAGGCGATTTGAAAATCACCTTTACCATCACCACCGACGTCAGTAAACCCGGTAGTGAGGCGACCATCGCCCTTTACAATCTGGCGGAGGGGACCCGCAATAAAATTCTGAAAGGAGAGTTTACCCGAATCAAAGTGGTGGCGGGTTATCAGGGGATCGCGCCGGCGGTTCAAAGCAGCGAGGTAGGCGTTGCTGTGCCAGTTTCGCAGGAGGAGACGGGCCAGAGTCGGGGACTGAACTATGGTGAGATCTTTAGCGGCGAGATCCGCTATGCCACCACTCAGCAGGAATCGACACCCGATTATGCGATGATCGTGCATGCCGTCGATGGACACCGGGCGGCCTTAACCACCACCCTGAAAAGTACGCTGGCGGCAGGTTATCGGCCTGGGGATGTTTATTCGCTTACCCTGCGCAACTTCGACCCGGCAGGCGTAACGTCAGGCGCAACCGGCACCCTGCCTGACACGCGCTTCCCGCGCGGACGGGTGTTTTATCAGACGGCCGCGCAGACGATGGATAACGTGGCTGCGCAGTGCCACTCAAGCTGGCAGTTTGTTGATGGAAAGCTGCAAATGGTACCGGAGGAGAGCTACCTTTCGTCCTCGGTGGTACTTAACTATCAGTCCGGCCTGATTGGCGTGCCTTCGGTAAACATTGATAACGGGATAACGGTGAAATGTCTGATCAACCCCAATATCCGTCTTCACGGCACCGTTGAGATTAATCGAAGCATGTTAACTCAGGATGATGCTGCATCTTCGTCACAGGGCACGGCGGCAGCCGGAGCAAATGACACCCAGAAGGGTGCGGACAGTAAAAGCCATGCGGGCGATCTCTCATCCGAGGGGGTTTATATCGTCAAATCCATTACTTACGACGGCGACACCCGTGGTACCAACTGGTATATGACCCTGCTGTGCATTGCCCGGGAAAACCAGACGCTGATTAACCTCACCCCGCAAAAAGCAACCTAACATTCGCGCCAGCCTCTGCGGCGCCCGTTTTTTATCAGCCCGCCGCGTGCGGGTTTTTTAATGGAGTTTTTATGCCAGTTCCAATTCAGTCAGTGATTGGCGGGGAATATCAGGCGTATAAAGCCTTATCCAACTCGGTATCCTCCGCACTGCGCGTCTCTCTGCCCGGCATCATTCACTCATTCGACCCTGTTGCGGTGACCTGCGAGGTGCAGCCCGCGATTAAAGGGACGGTGCGCGACGGCAAAGGCGGCAGCAAATCGGTAGAGCTGCCCATGCTGGTGGATGTACCGGTCATTTTTCCACGCGGCGGCGGCTGTACCATTACCTTTCCGGTCAAAGCGGGCGATGAGTGCCTGCTTCTCTTCAGCGACCGCTGCATTGACTTCTGGTGGCAAAGCGGCGGCGTTCAGGAGCCGGTCGACCCGCGCCAGCACGATCTTTCCGACGCGTTCGCGCTGGTCGGCCCGCAGTCGCAGGCGCAAAAAATCGCTGATATCAGTACCGATTCCCTGCAAATTCGCACCGACGAAGGCAGCGCCTTTATCGCCCTGGCGCAGAGCGGGGCGGTGACTATTAACACGTCGCTGTTAACGATTAACGGCAACGTCAGCGTTAATGGTGAGGTCACCACCAAAGGCAACGTCAGCGTCGACGGCGGGATCACCTCCACCGGAGATCAGATTGCGCAGGGCATTAGCCAGGCGACACACGTTCACGGCGGTATTCAGGGTGGCAACAGCGTCACTAAGGTGCCGCAATGAAATATCGGCGTGAAGACAAGGACGGTGACTACACCTTCGGCAAAGGGGACAACACTTTTCTGACGGACAGCCCGGAGGCCGTCGCCCAGGCGATCAAAACCCGGCTGATGCTGTGGTACGGGCAGTGGTTCCTTGATACCACCGAGGGAACGCCGTGGATGAATCTGCTCTCCAACAGGCCAAACGACGCTGCGGTCGAGCTGGCGCTGCGCCAGCGCATCCTGGAAACCGAGGGGGTGCTGGAAATCCTCTCATTTGAAATGAGCTTTACCGCCACAACGCGGCGGGCGGTCGTTACGGCGACGGTCAGCACCCGGTACGGCACCACGACAGTCACAAGCGAGGAATAATGGCACTTAATCTTTCAACGCTGGGGTTATCGGCAACGATAACGGCCCAGGGGATCGCTGCGCCCGGCTATCAGGCGATCCTCAGCACCCTGACCGGTTATTTTCAGCAGATTTACGGCAGCGATGCGTACCTTGAGCCGGACAGCAAGGATGGGCAGATGCTGGCGATAGTCGCGCTGGCTATTCATGATACCAATAATGCGGTTATCCACTGCTACAACGCTTTCTCGCCCTCTACCGCGATGGGCGATGCACTGAGTCGAAACGTAAAAATCAACGGCATCACCCGCCAGGGGGCTACCTCTTCCGTGGTGGATGTCACCCTGACCGGTATTCCCGGCACCACTATCAGTAATGGCTCGGTCAGGGACAGCAACGGCGTTATCTGGAACCTGCCCGACAGCGTCACCATAGGCACCGCGTCAACGGCGACTGTAACGGCGACCTGCGCCAGTGCGGGCGCCGTGGTAGCGCTGCCGGGAACGGTCAACGGCATCAATACGCCGACCCGGGGCTGGACATCCGTAACCAATATTCCGGCGGCGACGCCCGGTACGGCGGCGGAAACGGACAGCGAGCTGCGCCTTCGGCAGACGCAGAGCGTAGCGCTGGCCTCGCTCACGCCTTTTGATGCACTGGATGCCGCTATCGCCAGCGTACCGGGGGTAACCAACCACCGGCTCTATGAAAACGATACCGGGACGGCTGACGCTCACGGTATTCCGGCGCACGCCATTGCGGCGATTGTTGACGGCGGCGATGTGACCGCTATTGCGCAGGTGCTACGCGGGAAGAAAGGGCAGGGAACGGCGACCTGGGGCTCGTCAACGCTGGTGGTTAGCGATAAGTATGGCAACCCACATAGCATCAGTTTTTCCCGCCCCTCTGACGTCCCGGTGCACGTGGCCATCGTTATCAGAGCTTTCACCGGCTATACCACGCAAATCGGTGAGGATATGAAAACCGCGATTGCCGCTTACATCAACGGCCTTGCGATCGGTGAGGATGTGTTGCTGAGCCGCCTCTATTCACCTGCAAACCTGGCAGACACCAGCGGTGGGGCGCACGGCTATTACGACATCACCCAGCTACAGATTGGCAGATCGGCTGCCAGCATGGCGGTCGCTAACATTGCGGTGGCCTATAACGAATCCGCCTCGGTCAGCAGGGAGAATATTACGATTGAGGTAACGGTATGAGTCAATATACCGATCTGATCGCTAATTATCATCGTGATAAGCCCCTGTTCACCGGGCATATCGATCTCTCAACCCAGCCCTTCATTGATGCGCTGGGCACCACACAACGTTTGATTACCGCTTTTGACATTGATGACGCGACCGGCAGCCAGCTGGATATTCTGGGGGAATGGATTGGTCGTACCCGAATCGTGGCCAAACCTATTGCGGGTATCTATTTCTCCTGGGATACCGAGGTGGTGGGCTATGACCAGGGCGTATGGCAGGGCCCGTACGATCCGGATGCCGGCTTTACCCGCCTGAGTGATGACGTGTACCGCTCGATTCTGAAAGCAAAGATCGCCATCAACCGCTGGGACGGTACCAACGATTCGCTGCCGTCCATTCTGGATGCGGCTTTGGTGGGTACCGGTTTATCAATGCAAATCGTCGACAATCAGGATATGACCGTTTCTATCGAGGTTTTTCCTGACACGACAATCTCTGAGGTCTCACTTGAACTACTGGCTGCCATCCGCCAGGGCTACCTGACGGTTAAGGCGGCAGGGGTTTACGCCGGTGAGATCCTGACACCGTCCGTAGGCAATCAGTTTTTCGGTTTTGACCTCGACAACCACTATATCGCCGGATTTGATGAAGGCGCATGGGGAGTAAATCTTTAATGGCTACAAATAACTTTAAACCTTTTGCAACGGCTTCCGGCGCCAACGTCGTCAGCCAGAGCGACTACGAGCAGCTGCAATCGCTGGCTACCGGGTTCCAGTCCGGCAAAGCCTCTTCGGCGCAGATCAATAAAGCGCTGCGGCAGAGCACCACGATGGCCGCCGTTCTGGCACAGTTTATTGCCGATAAAAGCGGTAAGGACGTGCTGGATGATGGCACCGTCGCAACCCTCGTCACCAATCTGCTGGCGGCGCTAAAAGCCAATAACGCCGAAGGGTTTCTCCAAACCGCAAATAGCTTTTTGGAGATCAAAAACGCAGGCCCAGCGGCGGTGGCTGCGGCTCTTGGAAACCTTGGTTTA